CCAGTTTATTAATCTACCCGGCGGTTCAGAGACGCTATCGCAATCTTATCGCGTCCCACGCTCCGTTCACCGCATTGCCGAAGGCGTAGTCAAACGCATACACCGACGATTTCCTAAGAAGTATGAACCCCGCACAGAGGAGGGCGTCGTTCAACGGATCTCTACACTGGCATCAGTAGATATGGCTGAAGGATCATGGCTTGTACTAGGGCAGGCAGGTTACTTGTTACAGCCTGTTGCGAGCGATCTTAGGGCCAATGGATATCTATTCACGTATCGCGGCCACCGGTCCATATCAGAGCGTATAAGCGATGCTGTAAACGGATGGGAACACTTGCGTAAAGGTCAGCAGATCACCGGAGAGGTAGCCCGTAAGATTTATGGGTATATGTCGATCAAGACGCACATCACGCGAGGGTTTAAAAAGATCCCGGCGTTACAGGATGATGACTTTGTTAGCATGGACGAACTACAAAGGGAACACGGTCTGTTAGTAGACACCACTCTGATATGGCATGAGGCGCTTGATAAACTGCCCGAGAAAGATCGAGCCTATATTATTGCAATGTTGCGCAGGGGTGAGAAGTTTAACGGCGAGCCCCGCATTACAGTGTCCACGATCCACGGCTCAAAGGGCGGTGAGGCAGACAACGTTGTATTGTTCACGGACCTATCCCCTGCCGCAGACCATGAGATGAATGACAACCCAGACGATATGCACAGAGTGTTTTATGTGGGCGTGACTCGCACCAGACACAGCTTGTTTATCGTAGAACCCGAAGATGTAAGCCGTAGTTACGAGCTTTAATAGGAGAGATACATGTTAAAAGCCGATGGATATAACGATGCAATCATGGGACTTGTTCAACGGTGCGGACAAGAGCCCGTCATTTTGTATGACACTGACAAAGTGTTACAACTTTTAGTTTACAACGACGGTATGACTTACGACGATGCCGTAGAGTTTTTTGAGTTTAATATACTTGGTTCATGGGTTGGGGATGAAACCCCGGCATTCTTTTCAAAAGCAAGCTTAAATGATATAGAGGATTTAATATGACAGACAGAGAAGTAATACTAGATGGTAAGACTATTGAAAGAGACCGCGAGTATTGGGAAAAGCAAATGGAAGAACTGGCTATTGACCGGCGGATACCTAATGATCCCGATGTAAACAGCATGGTGTCACAGCCTAGCCATTATGCAGATGGAAAGGTTGAGTGCATTGATGCAATGGTAGCGGCTTTTGGCGAAGAGAATGTTCGTATTTATGCGGAGATCGCTTCATTTAAATACATTTGGCGTATGAACAAAAAGAACAAATACTCTGCGCAGGATAAGATGAAGGCTATGTGGTACTTGCGCTACTCTATGAACGACGATCCAAGGAAGAAATAATGAGTTTACAGATGGCAATGTTTACACCTAAGACAGAGTGGATACCCCCGACCGAGCTCCCAGACATAACTGGTGCCGCTCGTATCGCAATCGATGTCGAAACCCGCGACCCTAACCTGAAGACAAACGGACCCGGGTGGTCCACAGGTGATGGTGAAGTAGTGGGTTACGCTATCGCAGTAGAGAACTGGGCCGGATACATTCCTATCCGACACCAAGGGGGTGGCAACCTTGATGAGCGTATTGTTAACAAATGGCTAAAGAAAGTGTTCGAGTGTCCGGCTGAGAAGATCATGCACAACGCTCAGTATGATCTGGGTTGGATTAAACGCATGGGGTTCACGGTCAACGGCCGCATCATTTGTACTATGTTGGTCGCCTCACTGCTCGATGAGAACAGATTTAGCTATACGTTAAACTCTCTGGCATATGATTACCTAAACAAAACCAAGTCAGAGAAAGCGTTAGTCGAGGCCGCCCGCCAGTTTGGAGTTGATCCGAAGGCTGAGATGTGGAAATTGCCTGCCATGTATGTGGGTCCCTACGCTCAGGTCGATGCTGAACTCGCTCTGGAGTTGTGGTCCTGCTTTTCGGTTCTTCTGGGTAAGGAAGATCTCTGGCCTATTGCTAATCTCGAGCTTGAACTGCTCCCATGCCTCGTGGATATGACCATGCGGGGTGTCAGAATTGACGCCAACCGGCTTGAGCGCACCCGGGATGAGATCCTCAAGCGGGAAAAGGGCGTCATCAAACAAATCAAAGACATGGCCGGGGCCAATGTCGAAATCTGGGCGGCTCAATCCCTCGCTAAAGCGTTCGATAAAGTCGGGGTCAACTACCCAAAGACCGAAAAAGGCGCACCGTCCTTCACGAAGCTGTTCTTGCAGGATCATAAGCATCCACTCGCCCAACTCATCCTCCAAGCGCGGAACCTGAATAAGACTTCGGGCACTTTCATCAATACCATCATGAAGCACTGTCGTAAGGATGGCCGCATTCATAGCCACATCAACCAGATACGATCAGACGATGGCGGTACAGTATCCGGCCGCATATCTATGTCCAATCCCAATCTGCAACAAATCCCGGCCCGCGACCCAGTGATTGGTCCGATGATCCGTTCGTTGTTTCTACCAGAAGAAGGCGACCAGTGGGCGGCCATTGACTTCTCGCAACAAGAGCCGCGCATCTTGGTTCATTATGCGCACGTTTATGGGAAGATGAGAGGAGTTGAATTAGATGCATGCCGTGAGTTTGTGGATGGGTACAATAATAACCCAGACATGGACTTTCATACAATGGTAGCAGAGATGGCTAACATTCCCCGTAAGCAAGCCAAGACGATTAACTTGGCTATGATGTATGGCATGGGGGTGAACACGCTATCAGAACAGATGGATATCGAGGTGAGTGAGGCTAAAGCGTTGGTCAAGCAGTACCACTCCCGGGTGCCTTTTGTTAAAGGTTTGATGCAAGGTGTTACCAATCGACTCAATGACAAGTCCAGTGCCGGCTCGATCAGGTCCCTTCTGGGTAGGAAATGTCGGTTTGACCTATGGGAACCGGATACTTTTGCCATGAACAAGGCGCTACCTTACCGGGAAGCGATCAAGGAGTACGGTGAGACCACCCGGTTGAAGCGAGCGTACACTTATAAGGCGTTGAACCGGTTGATACAAGCGTCAGCGGCAGACATGACTAAGAAAGCAATGGTCGACATCTACAAGTCTGGCAGACTACCTATGTTACAAGTGCATGATGAGCTCGCAATGTCCGTTAAAGACAGGGCAGAAGCAGAAGCGGTGTCCAAAATAATGGTTAATGCTGTGCCGCTAGAAGTACCTAGCCAGTGTGATATTGAGATCGGTCCGTCATGGGGTGAAGCAAAGTAGCCAAATAAAAAAAGTTAGTCTATACTAATACAAACTCTTCCCCTTGTTTTAGCCCCGCTCCGGTGGGGTTTTTTAGTTGCGTTATTATATATAATCTTATATAGTCTCAGACATACGCAACCGGGAGTTAAATAATGGATACAAATAAGTGGAAAAGTGTGCTCGTGCCGAAAGAAGTGTACGAAGAAATCAAATTACGTGCCAAAAAAGAAGGTCGGACGATCAGCGGACAACTCCGTGTAATGTTTAGCTCTTATAAAGACTCCGAAGATTTAAAAACCAAACAATAGTTTTACTAATCCCATATTATCGCGTATAGTTTATCTCGTGCTCCGTAGGCACTAAGTGGTAGGAAAGGCCCTCGCAATATTACTGTTGCGGGGGTTTTTTTTGCTTGCTAACTCCCATATTATCGTATACAGTTTAAGCTCAATTTTACTTTTACGGAGTAGCACCATGCAAGATAAGCAATTTGTTGACGGTCTGATGATGAAAAAACCTAATCCTAACGCCCCGGAGTGGATCAAATGTAATGGTTCCATCAAGCGTGAGGATTTGATACGTTGGTTGGGCGAACAGTCCGGCGATTGGATCAATATCCAAGTCTGTGAAGGACAGTCCGGCAAGTGGTACGCCGAGGTAGATAACTGGAAGCCCGAAAGCCAAGGTGGACAGTAATGATACGACTACTGGAGTGGAGTGAATAATTATGAAAGATTATTATGTATTTACACTAACCTTTTTAGCCTTATTGGTACTCAAACTCACTGGATTCATAACCGTATCCTATTGGGTTGTATTTTCGCCCATTATCATCGATCCGATAGGTTTTGGCCTCTGCTATCTTCGCGTTCGCCAGATCATAAGCACCAAGCTGTGCCGTAATAAAAGAAGGAGGTTGTGATGAATAAAAGAATAATTGATGGTATGAGTGCTGAACAGATAGCAGACGGATGTATGGCATATCCAATAAGGGCGATAATAAACCGCGTGGAGCTAGAGGATTACCTAGAATCACTATGTAAACCCGAGCCTAATGATGAAGAATACATTAGTAGGCTTGAAAGAGCAGTACAGGTGTTAGCCAACAGCAACAGCGACTGGGAAATGAATGTAAGCGTCTGGGATACCGAGAGTATCCTTTCCGTACTGGACGATATGAGTCCGCAGAAATTGAGGAAACGAATGATGCAACCTGCGGCTAAGAGAAGAAGGGGAGGAGCTACGAAATGAGGGACCAAGACATATTGATGGTAGTATCGTGTGTATTTTTTGCAATGGCCTGCTTGGGCTGTATTACAGTAATGGAAGACCGAGTAGCTCAACAAGCGGCCCAAACAGAGTGCGCAAGGTACCACCCTGAGACAGGTGACTTTGAGTGGTTAGATAACCAAGGAGCGTGAAATGAAGGACCTAAACATATTGATGATAATAGCGTGTGTATTTTCTGCAATTACCCTCTCGGTTATTGGAATAATGGAAGACCGAGTATTTCAACAAGCGGCACAAACAGAGTGCGCGAGGTACCACCCTGAGACAGGTGACTTTGAGTGGTTAGATAAACAGGGAGAGTGAAATGACTGATATATCAATTTTTAGAATGCCCGCTAGTCGAAAGATTGACGGCAACAAAGTTAAAACGATAAATGACGTTCAGCTTATATTTTCAGCCCTTGCGATGACAGTTGATGACACGACTGAACACTACAAGCATCTTGAGCATTTATTTGAAGATTTAGAGCAAGAAACCAAGACCAACTAAACAGGGAGAGTTGAGATGATTGGTAAGTCGATACGTAATGGCAATGATTTAATAGAATGGTTTTTTGGATTAAGTAAACACAATCAAACACCTATGCAGTTAAAGATGTTAAATAATGGAATTAATGTTGACTCTGAAATCAGAAAAGAAATTCTAATAAGCGAAGATCAAGGTAAAATCACGATACAGGGGCAAGTAATGATGATTAAATTTAAGTCGCTTGGCGGTGGGGTTTGGTTGTCCACTTTAGGAGAGTGATGTGATAACTAGAAATTATTTTATGAGCGTAATGCACCATAAGTCAGATGGTTCGCAATTATTCAATTCTGCAACTATTTCTATAACATCGTTTTTACGTAAAGAAATTCATTTGGTTAAGAGCTATTTGGTTGAAGCGTTAGAAAAAGCAGGAGATGAAGATTTACAAACAAAAGATACTAACGGAGTAATGCAAATAATCGCATTTAATCGAATATAAAGGAGCTTGATGTGAAAAGAATAATTGATGGTATGAGTGCCAAGCAGATAGCAGGCGGATGTGGGGCGATAATAAACCGCGTGGAGCTAGAGGAGTACCTAGAAGATATATGCAAACCCGAGCCTAGTTGGGAAGACGATGTGTCTTACGATAACCATATTCTGTGTTGGGTTTCTGACCGTCCTATTCCTGAAGCGGCCTGTACATATCTATCCGAAGATGTTGATCATGTAACTGAAATAAACGAAAAGGGTTACATAGCTACTAGTGGGTTCCGTTGGAAATACGCCCGACCAATCTCGCCTAATGAATGTTGGCAACCTACTAAACAGGGAGATACAAAATGACTAAAAGAATAATTGATGGTATGAGTGCTGACCAGATAGCAGACGGATTGTACGCTAGGCATTCTCGCGTGGATCTAGAGGAGTACCTAGAATCAATCTGCAAACCCAAGCCTATTTGGAGCGATG